GAATGATTGGGTTAATTGGGGATTTGGTGGCGGTATATGATGGATCAATAATTAATCTTCGAATAATGTTCTTTGATGCATCACTCCATATTAAAGATTATGTTGGGTTCACAGAAGAAGATGTACCGGATGCTATTGCTTGGATAAATGCTAAACGTCAAGTTAGCGGGGTGTCCATTTCCAGTATGATCAGTTCGGCTGAGAGTTTTTTAAATACACACCAAACAGAACATTGCCGTCGAATATTTATACCTATGCATGATGGGTGGGATGTAACCCCTGCTGTTATTGAGCAGTTTCAATCCATGTTTCATGACACTTCTGTTTATCAAACCCATACCTTTTCATCAGCAAGTGTTGATTTTGTTCCATTAAATGCCTTGCTTCTGCTGGCGGATAATACCCCAGAAGATAATACGGGGCTTGGAGCCTTTGTGCCTCACTTTGCACCAGGTGATGCTGAAGCAGTTTTTAATATTGAAGCTTGGTTTGGGGTGCGCTCAGGCGAGCCTGATATGAATCCAGCGGATATGCTGTGGACCTGTATCACCAACACAGCGTGGGGGATGGGTCAGCCAGAGGACATGCTGGACAAAGACAGCTTTTTAAATGCATGGGCGGTGCTCAATCAAGAAGACATGTATATGTCGATTGTGTTTGATGATGAGGGCGAGATAGAGAAAATCATCGACTTGATTTGTGAGCACATTGATGCGGTATGTACGGTCGATAGTCGGACCAATAAATGGGTGCTGACTCTGATTCGTGATGACTATGTCGCAGATGACTTGCTAACACTTGATGAGTCGAATGTTGGCAAGATTTCAGATTATGAAATCCGCACTGCAGCAGAGCAAATCAATCAGATTACCGTGACCTATTGGGAGAAAGAAACAGGCAAAGATGCCACGGTGACAGCACAAGATCCTGCACGTATTGCCCAAAATGGCTTGGTGAATAAGTCAGTGACTTATGATGGTTTTACCAATGCCAAGACTGCTTATACAGCTGCCGAGCGTGATTTAAAAGCGCTTTCTAGTCCTTTAAAAATTGTGACTTTAAACAATGTTGATCCCGACATTGCGTTGCAGTTGAAAGAGGGTAATGCCTTTCATTGGAATTGGGCAGCTCATGGTGTGGATGGGGCGGTGATGCGCGTCAATTCAATTGACTATGGGGATGACCACAACTTTGGGGCAACGATTGAAGCCATTGAGGATGTGTTTAGTACCCCGATGAACTCTGTAGTGCCTTATGTACCACCGTATGAGAATCCAGCCAATCAAGCGCCGCTTGATAATCCTCATGTCCGTGTACTTGAGCTTCAGTACTATGACGCAGTGCAATTTGCCACTGAGTCAGAAGTGAATGCTGATCTTGCAGATGAGCCTACTTTGTCACGCGTTGCTGTGGTGGCTCCACGTGGCCAACAAAATGCGATGTCAGCTGAGATCTATGTGGATTCAGGTTCAGGCTATGCCTCTAAAGCAACGTTGGATTATTGCCCAAGTGCAGAATTGGCACAGGTCATTGGCAAAATGGAATCGACATTCGCTATTCGTAAAGTCGAGGATTTAGAAGAAATTGAGCTAGGCAAATGGATCTTGGTCAATGATGAGCATATGGCGGTGACCGCCATCAGTGAAACTGAAATTACGGTCAAACGTGGGGTGAACTATACCGTTCCGCAGGATCATGCTGCAGGTTCAATGATCTTATTCTGTGATGATTACATTGCATTGGATGAGACGGATTACTTTGCGGGTGAATCGCTCAATGTGAAGGCACTCACCAAGACTGGATCGGCACAGCTTGCGCTTGGATCAGCAACGGCACATAGCATTGAGATGGTGGGATTAGCAAACCGTCCATACCCACCTGCGAATGTGAAAATCAATAATGAGTATTGGCCAGATTTAGTGCGGGGCAATATCAATTTATCCTGGGCTCACAGGAATCGATTGCAGCAAACTGGCGGTGATTTTATAGGGTGGTTTGAAGCTGGGGTGGTTTTGGAGTTGGGTGTTACATACCAAATCAACTTGTATAACGCCAATAATGAAGTACAGGTTTCAAAAACAACAGCATCAAATTCTATCGTCATCGATCAAGAAGAGTTTACTGCTTTAAATGTACGTCTAGAGATTGTTGCGCTACGCGATGGATTCCAATGTGTTCAGAAATTTGAGCATAGTTTTGTAGTTGAATCCGCATTAAATCAATTGAAGTTTACTGATAATTACGTACGCCCAGTTGGAAATAACGTGATTTTGAAATTTAAGGATTGAAAAATGGCAATTAAATTCATTAATGGTTTTGAGTTATATGATGGCTCCCCGTTAAAGATGATAAATCAATTTAATACGGAAACAGGGCTGAATAGTTTAAGAAAGCCAGTTACTGGTTTTAACTTTGCGCACAATAAAGATTCAGCGGTTATTCAAGTATTATCGACAAACAGTTGGGACGTCATGATGCTTAAAAAAACCAATGGTGTGGCGGTAGAGCTTGCTATGCGTATACGCTACATTTCTAGAGATGTGGTTTCTATGGGATGGTCTACTTCACTGTTATTTTCAAACACCAACAACCCATCAAATAGTGTCAATTTACAAATTAATTTGCCAGATTCTGGAAGCTCTTCACTAACACTCAGTCTTACTAAAGTGATTGCTAATGTTGTAACCACATTAGCCTCATCATCAATAACGGCAACAGAAGCAGTCACATCAACAACAGATTTTTTGTTGAGATTAAGAAAAGAGGGAAGTGTTTTTAAGGCAAAAGTTTGGTTGGATGGTACAAGTGAACCAACATCATGGCTTCAAGCAACTGCGTCTGATGCTGTTAATTTCAATAATGTGGGCGTATTGTTAGCGGGTGGGGCGCAGCACGTCATTATCAAAAGTATTGCAATTGCAGATGCGGGTGAAACAGCACCATTAAGTATTATTGGCGGAAATAGAAATGTGGCGGGGCCCTTAAAAAAACCAGATGACACAATCGCTTCAGGATATTTAGTCCGTTTATATCATAAGGATTCTGGAGTCATGCTCGGAGAGCAGTTTACTGATGCTAATGGGCTATATTCTTTTAGTATTCCTGTATTGGAATCCGAACTTGTTCAGATTGTCGGTGTAGACAACATTGGTGAAGTCTGGAAACCACCGATTCATGAAACATATCCAATTTTATAACGCACCCAACTGGGTGCTTTTTTATTGCCAAAATTTAGGAGTGGTCTATGAATGACCCTTTAAGCATCAAGGGCCTACCATGGCTTTTTAAAATTATAGCTGCAGTGGTTGGGGCAATTTTTGCCCTTACATTAAGTGGTGATATCGATACAGAAGGGCGAATTAAAATCACTTTGGGTGTGATTATGAAATTCACCTTCAGCGTAGCAATTAGTCTGTATGGCGGTTCAGCATTCATTGAATATTATGGTTGGCATGTCTATTCGCATATGACGCAGGGTTTTGTGATGCTAATCTTTGCGATTTTTGGAATGTTGTTAATTGGCATCTGGTATCAAGCAATCCAGCTATTACGTGGTAAAACCATTGGTGAGTTAATTTTTGAAATTCGTTCGGCTTTTAAAGCAATGTTTAAGTGAGTAAGTGAAAATGAAACAGATATATGATTTTTTAAGAAAGATCAGCGGTGGAACACTTACTCAAAAACAAGTTGATGCTGCTAATCGAGTGATTGCCACAGCTACAGATGTATCAGTGGCTGATATGCTGGGTATTGCGATCGACCAGATGGTGGTTAGTCTTTTTGGTGTGGATCTCATCTGTGGTTTTGAAGGAAAACGGCTTGCTGCTTATGATGATGGGGTTGGTGTGTGGACGATTGGATTCGGTACCACGGTTTATCCGAACGGCATCAAAGTCAAGAAAGGTGATACCTGTACTGAAGCACAAGCTAAGGCTTTTATGGCGCATGATTTAAAGAAATTTGAAGCTGCTGTAAATAATGCGGTGACAGTACCACTTAGCCAAAATCAGTTCGATGCACTGGTATCACTTGCCTACAACATTGGGACTAATGCATTTAGTGGATCAACTTTAGTTAAAAAGCTGAATTCCAATGATTTTCGTGGTGCTGCGGATCAGTTCGATGTATGGGTGAATGCAGGCGGTAAACGCATGCAAGGGCTTGTGAATCGTCGTGCTAAAGAAAAGGTTTTGTTCCTATCATGATCAAAGCATTATTGCTGTGCATCCTGCTATCAGGCTGCACAGCGCATTCTATATCGACAAAAGTACATGTCACTGTTTGTGTGCAGTGTGTGAATTAAGAAAGCCCTCTAAGAGAGGGCTTTTATCAGATTTGGATTAATTAATTTAATTTGATGCCACTTGTTTTGATTTAATCTTGAAAGCACTCTATTTTTATAAGTCTCTGGTTGTAATGCTAGATTTGATTTGTGGCGAGTTGAATTGCAGTATTTGCATGCGGCTACAATATTTATGGAAGTATCTACACCTCCATCCTTCCGAGCAATTAAATGTTCTGCAGTAGACTGTAGAAGCATAGCTTTTTTTAAAGGGATTTTATATTTAACTACAAAAGTGTTTACATCATCTTCCCACATAGGTTGATGACAGTAGTAACACAGACCAGACTGTAACTTATACGCGATAGAGCGAACATTTTTAAATGATGGACGTCTTTTTTTGGACATTGCAGTACCTACATTGAATATGCATTAACGAAAAGTTAGTTACATATTCATTCCAGTATCTGCAAGGCGAGGAATGAACACTTATGCC